GTGAGAAAGAGGGAGGAGATTGAAGGCATAAGTTTTGAAAATTTCATTGACCACTATACTGATATGATAGACTCTGAAGTGAGAAAACTTGAAAATTATAATAACTTTAAAAAGAAACAGGTAAACGATGATTTGGTGCTTTAACGAACACAGAGATATTCCACTAGACATTAAACTATTTTTAGAAGGTGCCTCTGGTGAACCTTTAGAAAAACTATCAATAAAAGATATTAATAGTTTTTTAACAGATTACGATGACTTTAATGATAATGTTTTAGGAAAGGATTATATACAAGATGAGGTATAATAATTTTAGAAGAAATAGAAATAAATTTCAAGAACCTAAATTGAAAGGCACGGCAGTTGCAGTTCAAAATGGTAATGTAGATAAAGCAATTAGAAAACTAAAAAAGAAGTTACAAAAAGAAGACTTTTTCAATGAGATGAGAAGAAGAGAATTTTTTGAAACAAGAAGTGAAAGAAAAAGAAAAGAAAAGGCGGCGAGTACGAGAAGATGCAAAAGAAAACAAGAGAAAGTAAAGGCGTTACAAGTTTAAAATGGTTTGGTTCTGTACTACTATTGATAGGATTATGTTTTACATCTTTTAATGTATATCCTACAAATCTATATTTTATGACTACTGGTAGTATAGTATGGATTATTGTAGGATATAAATGGAAAGATGGTTCTATTATGTTATTAAATAGTGTTGGATTAATTATATCTATTGCAGGACTTATTAATTATTGGATATAAATATGAATATGGATAAGAAAAGTAAAAATATCATTCAGTTTCCTAAAAAGTTTAAGGGTAAAAGAGAAATAAAATTACCTGATTACGATGTTATGCAACTGAATGAAGATGTTGCATTTGCAGACAATCTTACAGAGGGGTTGATTGTGCAAATAGTTCACATATTAAATGAGAACGGTATTCAAGTTAGTGATAAAAAATTTATATCAGATTTAGCATTTATTATTGAGTCTTTGAAATCAAGTATCTATAGAGATTTAGATATTACTCATGATATGCAAGAGTTAATGGACGAATTTATGATTACTAAATTTGACGATAAAACTAAAAAAATGAATACTACATTTGATATGGAACTCATACCAAAGTTTTTAAAAAAAGTAAAAGAATTAAAAAAAGATAAATGATTTTAGTTGATATGAACCAGGTTACAATTAGTAATCTGATGATACAAATGAATAGCAGTGAATTAAATGAAGATATGGTTCGTCATATGGTTCTCAATTCTCTTCGTTCTTATAAAACAAAATTTAGTGAATACGGTGAACTTGTTCTTTGTTATGATGACAAACATTATTGGCGTAGAGAATATTTTCCTAATTATAAAGCAAATCGTAAAAAAGATAGAACTCAATCTAGTCTAAATTGGAATGAATTATTTGATACATTGAATAAGATTCGTGATGAAATTAAAGAAGTTTTTCCATATAAAGTGTTACAAGTAAAAGGTGCAGAGGCAGATGATATTATTGCGACAATAGTAAAAGTAGTATCAGAAACACCTAATTTATTTGAGAATATATTAATTATGTCAGGCGATAAAGATTTTATACAATTACAAAAACATTCTTTTGTAAAACAATATTCACCAACATTAAAAAAATATGTGAACGGTGTTGACCCTTATCAATATCGTGCAGAACATATTTTTAGAGGTGATAGGGGTGATGGTATACCGAATATATTATCACCAGATGATACATTTGTAGAAAATAAAAGGCAAAAACCTTTAGGTAAGAAAAAAGTTCAAGAGTGGTTATCAAAAGGTGCCTGGCCAATAGAAGATTGGCAAGAAGAAGTAAAACGAAATTATCAGAGAAATAAAACTTTGATAGACTTTGAGTGTGTTCCAGACGATATTTTTAAGAACATACATATTACTTGGGTAGAGTATAAAAAAGGTGATAAAAGTAAAATACTACCATATTTTATGAAACACCGATTGAGAGAACTAACTGAAAGACTAGGAGATTTTTAATGGCATATACTGATAATGAAAATGTAGAAGTGGTTGGTGTTAAACCACTTATTCATGAAATTTTAACTTTAGTAAATAATGCAAAAGTAAAAGAAAAGAAAATTGCAGTATTGAGAAAACATGATAGTGTGGGTTTAAGAGTAGTTTTAAAATCATCTTTTGACCCTAAAATTACTTGGCGATTACCAAAAGGTGATGTACCATTTATGAAAAATGATGCACCAGAGGGCACTGAACATACAAGACTTGATAAAGAGGCAAATAGATTGTATCACTTTATCAAAGGCGGTAACGATAAACTTAATCAATTAAGATGTGAAAAAATGTTTATACAAATGCTAGAGGGGTTACAAGAGAATGAGGCAGAAGTTTTGATAAATGCAAAAGATAAAATTCTTCATCAAAAATATAAAGGTCTGTCAAAACAAGTTGTACAAGAGGCATTTTATTGGGACGATGATTTTTTAGATACAAGACACCCAAAATATGGTGCTAAAAAGGGTTGACATATATAATTAATCTGTTATACTATAATAGATATTAATTTTATTAAATAGGTATATTATGTTATTTTGGTTTTACACAACTATTGGTTTTATATTAACAGTTCTGGCGGCGGGTGCAGTTGACGGTGATGCCTCTCTCACTACTCTTTCCGTCTTGTCCGTCGTTGGAAGTATGTTTCTAATACTCGCAATGTTTGAAAACTTTAAGAATGGTGAGTAAGAACATACTTTTAGAGACACTAGAGAGAGACCATCTTTCTAGTGTCTCTTTTTTTAAAGAGAGGGGTACTATGTTAAAAATAATTGGTGTAATTTTTATATTTGGGTTTGTATTTTTAAATATTAGTAATGCACCACAAAAAGATTGGACAGATGATGTTAAACTTGACATTACTTTTCCAAATGTTCAACCAACAATCACTTACATTGACACTACTGAGGTTACTTGTCTTGCAAAAAATATGTATTTTGAGGCAAGAAGTGAAGGTATTGCAGGTCTTGTTGCCACAACACAAGTAGTATATAATCGTTTAGAAAGTGAAGATTATCCAAATACTATTTGTGGTGTTATAGAACAAGCAAAATTATCACAATGGTGGTTAAAAGAAAAAGGCATTGAGAAACCAATTAAAAATAAATGTCAGTTCAGTTGGTTCTGTGATGGTTATTCTGATGAACCAAAAGATGAAAAAACATATAATGAGATATATAAACTTGCAGAAGAATTTATTGCAGGTAAACATAAAAGTATGATTGACATAACTGATGGTGCTATGTGGTATCATGCAGACTATGTTCACCCAAGGTGGGCAGATTATAAAGAAATAACAACTAAAGTAGGAAGGCATATATTTTACAAATGAACATATTTTATACAAACGAAGACCCTAAAGTTGCGGCGATAGAACATTGTGATAAACACTCAGTAAAAATGTGTGTTGAATATGCACAACTTTTATCAACTGCACATAGACTATTAGATGGTAAAGAATTTACTGGTAAATCTAAAACAGGCAGAAATGTTAAACGATGGAAACTACCAATAGATTTTATGGATAAAAATATTATGTTGGCGTGTCATACTAAACACCCCTCTGCAATGTGGTGTAGAGAAACTAAAGGTAATTATTCTTGGTTACTACATTTACTAAAACACTTATTAAAAGAGTTTACATATAGATATGGTACAAGACACTCAGTAGAAGATAGAATACCATATTTAAATATGTTACCACAAAATATTAATATGTCACCAGAAGTTACTGAGATGCCACAGTGTATGCCTGAGCATCTTAAAATACCAGGCAATCCTATTGCCGCCTATAAGAACTACTATATAAAAGAGAAGGTAAGATTTGCCACTTGGAAAAATAGGAGTATACCACTATGGTTTCAACAAAAGGATATTGGGATATGATTAATGAACACATTATTAATAGTGATTTAGAATATTTAGAAACAAAAAATATAGAGGAAAAAAGAAAAGAACTGAAGAAAAATTATTTACAAAAAGAAGAAATTTATAAGTTTGAAATATATCAGTTGCAAAAACAAGTGCAAAATTTGTATATTAGAATAAAAGAATTAAATGAACGGATATACGAATTGACAAATAAGAAATAAGTGATATAATCATATCATGAAATTATTAAACAAAAAGTCCTCAGTTACTTTACCAATAGAAATTGTAAACGAAGATAAGATTACAAGCAAAGGTAATCTTAAAAATAAAGTTGATGTTAGTGGTGAACAACTAGAACACAATATAAATCAAGTTTACTCTTACTGGTCTCAAAGAGGTTTTCCATATTACCCCACAGATAAATCTTGGCGTCAAGAAAAGTTTGATACTTTGATGAAGACAGATTATAAATCTCTAATAAGTGAAAGTGGTGTGATTAAACCTAATCTAACAGGTCTATCACTTGCATGGTCTTATATGCCACATAGTTTTGGTATTAGATGTGGTAAAATGAAAACACCTATGGAGATATATCAAAGTGAAGAACACTATAAAAAAGGTATTAGAAAACTTTTGACAGGTTCTTTTTTTGGCATATTTTCAGTTGATGATTTAATGCCTGTAAGTAGAAATTTATTTGGTGAAATGACAGAGACTTCACCTCAAGCAAAATTTAAATCAGAATCAACAATGAGGTCATTACTTAGAAGATATACTGGTACTCAATGTGTATCTAATTTTAGACCTACAAGTGCCGCCGCACTTTACTATAGATTCACAAAACCTAATGATGTTGTATGGGATATGTCTATGGGTTATGGTGGTAGAATACTCGGTGCAATATTGGCAGATGTAAATTATATTGGTACTGACCCTGCTACACCTACATATAATGGTCTCACACAAATAAAAAATGATTTTGCAAGAAGTGACAGATTTTATAATTTACATAAATTAGGTAGTGAAGTATTTCAACCTGAAAAAGAGTCTTTAGACTTTGCATTTACAAGTCCACCATATTTTAATTGGGAACAATATAGTGAAGATGAAGAACAATCATTTAAACAGTTTAATAGTAACGAACAATGGAATAATGGGTTTCTAAAAAAGACAATAGAAAATGTATATTATGGTTTAAAAAAAGATAAAGTTATGGGTCTAAATGTTGCAAATATAAAATCACATAAAACTTTTGAAGATGATACAGTAGAGATTGCAAAGTCAGTAGGTTTTAAACATATAGACACATATAAATTACAACTTAGTTCACAAGAGTCAGGTGCAAAGTATGAACCTGTATTCATTTTTAAAAAGGAATAATTATGCAAAGACCAACTAAACTTGATAAACTATTATGGTTACTTGAAGAAGTAAGAATAGCAGATAAATTTATTGAAGAAAATGGACCTGAAGATATGGGTTATGTTCATACTGCAAAAAATTATATACAAGAAAGAGCAAACGATTTAAAAGCAGAACTCACTGATGAATATGGATTCAACAAAGGTAAAGATGCCTAGATACGATTTTGTAAATAAAGAGTCAGGTGAAGAACTAGAAAAGTTTTGCACATATGAAGAAAAACTTTTGTTCTTAAAACAAAACCCACAGTGGCAAAGTGCATTTAAACAAATGAATATTATTGGCGGTGTTAGTGTATCTGAAAAAGGTGATGGTGGTATGAGAGAGATTTTTAGTAAG